GTGCCGGCAGCTCGTGTGCCCGCGAGAAGATCACGCCCATGCCGCGCACGCAGTGCAGCAGGCCGCCGCCATCGACGTCGACCCACACACCGATATGCCACGGGTAACGGATGTGCCACACCTCGACGCCGTCGCCCTCGGCAGGGCGGTCGACCTCGATCCAGTCGCAGCGCTCGGGGTGCGTGCGGAAGGCCTCGATGTACTCGCGCGGCACGTCTTCATCGGCCTGCACCGGCCCGATCTCGCGGCCGAAGTGCTGGCGCTGCACCATGCGGAAGAAGTTCCAGCAGTTGAAGGCGTCCGGCCCCTCGCCCCCTTTTTCCCACGGCAGGCCGATGTACTGCTCCGCCCAGTGTCCCGGCCCCTTCATCGCCGCAGCCCCGGAAAGCGCTGGCGCGTGTAGTCCTCGCGAGGAAACGCCTTGTTGCTGAAGTCGCCGAACCCGACAACGACTTCGATCGTCATGTCGCCGGCACTCACGTCGAACACCTCCATGTTCAGGATCGGCAGTTGCGGCGCACTGGTGTCCAGATCCAGAAACGTGCGGTAGGTCACTTCAGCGACGGTCGGCAGTTGCACAGCCGGGCCCAACTCGTCCTCGATCTCGCCTGTGGCGTTGTCGATCGTGATGCGCATGCGCATCTGGCCGTTCTCATCGACCGCGGGCATTTCCGCGCCGAACGACGTACCAATGAACTCGACGGGCGTCGAGGGATCGAGCGGCGCATCGGCTTCGAGCGTCAGCGTGTGGTTGCGATGGCTCAGCACCAGGCGGATCGGCTGCGTGAAGCCGGGGTGGCGCACCTCCAGCGTGTGCAGTTCCACCGCGTTGGCGCTGGCATAGGCTTCCTGCAGGGCTACGTCGATATCGACCGGCATGTCAGCCCCCGAGCAGCGCATCGAGCGCGGCTTCGGTCATCAGCGGCAGAGTGCGGATCTCCAGCTCGCAATTCACCATGAACACGCCCTTTTCGAGCATGCGCGGGCGCGGTGCGCGAGTGAAGCGCACTTCCTCCACCGTCACGCCCCGCGGCGTGGCCACCGGCATTTCGAACCAGTCGGCGCCGTCGTTGATCTTGTAGCGGTACCAGGCATTGAAGATGTCGCATTCAAGCTGGCTGAACTCCATCGTGCAGCGCACCGGCACCGCCGCGCCGGGGTCGCGCGGCACCTGGCGCGCCGCGCCTACTTCCATGTCGGTGCGCGTGAAGCTGGTGACCGGCTCCAGGTCATAGCCGTCGCGCACACGGATGCGCCCGCGAAGCAGTGTCGGGAACGATTCCATCAGCAGCCCCTCAACTCAGCCCGGCGGCGCGGTTGCCGCCAAGCGTGTCCTGTATCGCGCGCGACATCGGGCCGTTTTCCGCCATGTCTTCGGTGAAGACCTGCACCACCATCTGGCGGCCGTCGAAGCGTGCCTGCGAGCCGGTCGCACGCTGCGGCGTGCCCTGATTGATCAGCTCGACCTTCACGCCCATCGCCGCGCCGCCATTCTTGGCGTGGCGCGGGTCATCCTCGGTCAGCACCTCTTCGCCGCGCTTCAGGATGGCGGCCACCTCGTTGCCTGCGATGCCGCCGTTGTGGAAGCGCGGGGCGCCGATCCACACGCGCGGATCGACCATGCGGCCACGCGACATGCCAGCGCCAACAACGCCGCCCTGGTGGAAGAAGGAACCGAAGAAGCTGCCGATGGCGTCGAAGAAGCCACCGCCTCCACCACCGCCGCCCGAGCTGAAGATGCTGCCGAGCGACGACAGCAGGCCGTCGAACAAGCTGCCGAAGCCGCCGGTGATCTCGCCGAACAGCTGGCCCAGCGTGTCCATCCAGCCGCCGAACAGGTCGCGCAGCTGCGTGCCGATATTGCCCAGCACGTCGCCGATGCCCGGCGTGCCCTTCAGGTCGCCAGGCAGGATGCCTTGCGCGCCCGCGGCAGCAGCGCCCGCGCCATCAGCGTTGCGCACCCACAGCGCCCGCTCGCGCGAACTGCCATCGACGCCCAGCGCCCGCGAAATGACGCGGCCCAGCGTGTTCTGCTGACCGTTCGCATCCTTGCCGAGTGACTGATTGATCGCGTTCAGCGTGTCTTCTGCCGCGATCTCGGCCAGCGATCGGCGGATCGAACGGCCCACGTTCAGGAACGCTTCGCGGATCACGTCCGCGGCCTTCGTGCCCTTCTCGCCGATGCTCTCGAAGATGTCGGCCAGGCCTTCCTGGAACGCGGCGTCAATGCTGTCCGCGGTTCGGCGGAACCGCTGCTCGATGAAGGTCAGCGTGCTGTCCAGCTTGTCGGCTTCCACGCGCAACGCCGCGGCGGCGCGGGCGGCGTTCTCGGCGAAGATGCCGCCCGCCTCGGCGATACGGTCGTACTGCTCGGCCTGCGCGCGCAGCCCTTCGGCCGTGCGGCGGTTGGCCTCGGCCAGGTAGTCCTGCGCCTGGCGCTCGGTGATCTCGCGCCGCTCGACGGCGAGGCGGATGCGGTCCTGCACCTCGCGATAGCCCTCGGCCACACGGGTGCGGGTGCGCTCCATCTCGGCCAGGCGTTCGGTCGTTTCGAACAGCCGCAACTGCCGCTCGATGTCGTCGCGATCGCGCTGCGCCTTGATCTGCTGGGCCTGCGCCTGCTCGATCGTGCGCTGCGCGTCGGTGCGGCGGTCGGCAATGGTCTGCGCCTGAACGTCGGTCTTCGGCGTGATCGCGTCCAGCTTCCGCAGCAGCTCGCGCTGCGCGTCGATCTGCGTCTGCTGCCGCGCCGTCTCGGCCGAGAGTGCCGCATCGGCGATCTGCCGCCGGCGGTCGAGGTAGGTCTGCAGGTCGGTCAGGCGCACGCCATAGCTTTCCTGCAGCGCACGCTCCTCGCGGCGCGCGGCATCCAGTGCCAGTTCGACTTCGGTGTCGAACACACGGCGTGCGCTCGGTATCGGCTGCGCCACGCCCTTGCGCGAGGCCGTATCACGCGCCTCGGCCAGCTTCCGCACCAGATCTTTCTCAAGCTTGTCGTATTCGGCGGTGCCCTGAAGCAGCGCGTACTTACTGCGGAAGTCGGCCAGCGCCTTCTCGGCCTTGGCGATCTGTGAAAGGTTCTTGGTGATCACGTCACCGATATCGGCTTCAAGACGGCGACGACGCTCAGCCTGCTCGCGCTGCTCATCCATCGCTTTGCGCTGGCCGGCATTCATCCAGCCGCCATCGTCGCCGCTACCCCTGAGCCATTCCAGTTCCGCCTTGTCGCGCTCGATCTGGCTGCGAATTGCCGAAACCTGCCACCCTTTGGGTCGTAGCCGTTTCGCACCTGCCGTTGCAGCAGTTCCTCGTTCTTCCTGATCGAGGCCTCCAGCGCCTCGGTTTCCTTCTCGAAGCCGCGCAGGACATAGCCGGCGTACGCGGCGTAGCCCTTCGCCAACGTCGAGAAGAATCCGTCACCGCTTCGCTTCGCGCGCTCGAACGCCTCGGATACCTCGGAAAGCGCCTCGGACAGGGTGTTCAGGGCGCCCTTCAACACCTGCCCCACACCCGAGTCCGCCACGGCCTGGACGAAACGCTCCCACGCGCTCGCAAGCCGATTCATGGCCTGCTGCGCGCCGTCAGCGGCGGTCACCGCGGTATCGCCGAGCTGTGTGCGCAGCGCCGCCGCAAACTTCGGCAGAAAGTCGCTCGCGATGACCTCACCGCGTTCCAGCATCTTGGAAAGCTGACCCTCGGTGACGCCCATCGCCTGCGCCGCAAGGCGGAAGGCCCCCGGCAGCTGATCGCCCAACTGGCCGCGCAGTTCTTCCGCCTGCACGGTGCCCTTCGACATCATCTGCGCCAGCGCGCGCAGCGCACCTTCCTGCCGCTCGGCAGAAAGGCCCAGCACGGAACTGGCCTGCGCGATCGACTCGAAAACCTCGCGGGCGCGGGTGCCTTCAAGCGAAGTGCCGCGCGATGCAGCCATGAACTGCACGTAACTGCGCGACAACGATGTCAGCTCAAGGCCAAGGTTCGACGCTGTCTCGCGTACGTAGTCGAGGTCGGCCCCGGCGTCCCGACCCAGCGCGAACTGAATACCGGCCCGGAAGTTGTCCAGCCGGCCCTGCGCTTCGAGCAGTGCGCGGCCCACGTCGATCACGGCGTCCGCGATCTGCTTGAGCGTGAAGACCCCAACACCCAGCCCGACAAGGCCGGTCGCCATCGACCGCAGTCCGCCGCCTGCAGCGCCGCTTGCCGCGTCGCCCACACCGGTAATGCTGTTCTTCAGGTCGTTCAGTTCAGCCTTGGCCTTGGCGGCTTGCGCACCGATGCCAGATGCCAAGCCCCCGCCGCCACTACCTTGGCCAACGCTGGCCATCGCCGTCTTCACCTCGGCAATGCTGGTCTTCAGCTCGCCGAGTGCGCGCTGCATGCCGCCCAGGTCGCCGCCGGTGGCGGTGCTGGGCGTGCCCTGCGTGACGGCCGCGATGGCGCCGCGAACTTCCCCGAGCGCCTTCATTGCCTGGTCGTACTTGACCTGCAATTCCAGCGAGAGGGTGTTCTTTACGTCGGCCACCAGGTCACTCCAGGGGTTGGTCGTTGGCGATCGCTTCGAGCTGGTCGGCTGTCCGCATCAGCTCCCTGCCGTCACCGATCACGTTGCGTGCAGCCTGTGCGGTGAGCAGCAGGTGCTGGCGGGCGCGATGCGCCTCGGCGCGGCGAATTGCGCCCAGGTACAGCTCGATCTCCGCCAGCGTGTAGTTCGCTATGTCGGCGCGGCGGTGGCCGTGCTCGATGAGCTGCTGGAAGGTGTCGGCCCAGCCACGCGCGCTGCGCCGATCCGGGTGATCGACGCCAGCAGCATCGGCGCCAGGCGCTGGACGAAAAAATTCATGTTCACCGCCAGCACCTCGGCCGCGACCTGAATCAGCTCAGCCGGGTCCAACTCGCCGACCCACTCTTCCGGCTCACCGGTCGCCAGCGACACGGCGAGGATTACGTCCGACGCGTGCCAGACAATCAGATCCTGCAGGTTCAAGTCCTTGAGGCTGATCTGCGTCAGATCGGCCTTGCCGTCGATCACCGGCGCGAAGGCCTGCGCCAGCGGCAGTACCGCCTGCGCGAACCGGCTCAGCACCTTCACGCGGATCGGGCGCACGGTGATGGTTTTGCCGCCCACGTTGAGCGGTTCGTCGACCGCCTGGACGAGCACGTCCAGGTCGGTCGGTGCGGGGTGTGCAGCCTGTTCGCTCATGATCAGGCCGCCAGACGGATGCGACCGAACTGACCGAGCACGCCGTCGACCGGCTTCGTCGAGTCGACCAGCGCGGCGCCGCCCAGGCGGTAGCTCGCCAGGCCACGGCCCTTGATCGGGAACGACTGAGCCGGATCGAAGACCACGCGATAGATGTCGACGGTCACCGGCTTGTTGTTGTCCGCCAGGTTGATACCTTCGATGCGCACCCAGCGCTCCGGCTGCGGTGCGTTGAAGATCGCGATGTCCTTCGTGCCGCCGTGTGCGTAGCTGCACTTGAACGGCTCGATGTATGCGCCGCCGGTCGTCTTGTCCAGCACGATGATGCTGCCCTGCTTGGTCCAGGAATACTGGCCGGACGGCAGCGTCTTCGGCGTGGTCGGCGTGCTGTCGACCACCGCGAAACTGCCCGTGATATTGCTTTTGCTCAGGATGTACGAACGGCCCGCCGTGATCGTGTTCGGCAGCGGCTCATCCGTCACGGTGCCTGCAGCGACGGTCGAGTTCGTGCCGTGCACGACCAGGCCCGCGGTTTTCTCGTCCAGCTCGCGCATCTCTGCGTTGAGGTTGGTCTTCTTCTCCGTCGAGATCTTCGCGACGGTCAGGCTGTTGCCGGTATCGGCCTCGACGTACTCTTCGCTGGACAGCGACAGATCGAGCGTCACCGTCTCGGTGTAGCCGACGTAGAAGCCGTCGATCGGGTCACCGCCCACGGTGCGTTCGTAGACGGACATCTTGCCCTGGATGGCGATCTGGGACATGGCAGTACTCCTTGGTTAAACCTGGTCGCCGGGCGATCAGGCTTTTTCGGTAGCCGGCGCCTGGCCGACAACGCCATTCGCACGCAGCCAGTCGGCCACGCGCTTCGGCACGGTGAGGGTTTCGCCCTTCTTGTGCGGCACACCCTGGTGCTCGTGGTCCGCATCGAGCACGACATCGACGGTCTGCTCGGGCTTGGCCTCGGGTGCGGCTTGGTTCTTCGCGCTCATGCTTCTCTCCTGTTGAAGGCGCTTCACTGACCCTGAACCGCGGTGAAGCTCGCGGTGATCAACTCGATCTCCACGCGGTGGCACAGCACACCGCAGAACATCACGTGGTCCATCGTCTTGAGCGACGGGCCGTTCAGCCCCTCGCCGAAAGTGGCGACGCCGGGCAGCGCCAGCGCCTCATAGCTGCGGAAGGCCTGGATGACCGTGTCGGCGAGCGTGGCGAACACGCCCTCGCTGTCGCGCGCGTCATCGACCGCTCGGTAACCGACGACGGCCCAGGTGTCGCGGCGTTCGTCGGGTGCGGCCGGCTCCATGCCTCGCCAGCTCACGTACCAGCCCTGCAGGCGATCGCCCTCGGCGAAGGCGCTCACGTACAGCGCCTTCAGCTTCGCGTTGTCGTTGATGAAGCGCTCGCGGTCATGCACCAGGCCGATGCCGGCAATGCCGGACACCTTGGCGACGACGGCCGCGCGCACGGCAGCGACGCTCATGGCCGGCCTCCGAAAGCCTTCTGAAGACCTTCACGCACCGCGTAATTCAGAACACCGGCAATCTCGCCGCGCCGTCGCGCGAACGTGCGATGGAACATCCCCACACCCAGCGTGCCGCGCTTCGCGATCGTCCACTTGATCGCGTAGGCAGCGCTCTTTGCCTCGCGACCGCGCAACCCTAATTTCTGCTTTACCCACAAGAGAATCGGCTCAATTGGCGGGATGTGTGGTCGCGTACCCAACTCAACCGGTATTGCGTAGCTCAACGAGGTGCCCACGATGCCCGTCACACCCAGACCAGGTCGCACCTGCGTTGCGTGCAAGATGCTGTCCTTCAGCGTTGATTGGTTCGTGGGCGTCAGTTCCTTCACGTCGGCGCTGACATCCATCATCAGACCGCCTACGCGACCGCCCACACTGTCGTCGAACACCTTGGGCGCGCGATCCCACTGCGCCGCCAGGCGCTCCAGATCGGTCGCGTCGACATAGATGCGTAGCGCGCTCACCGCCGCAACCTCCGCGGCACCAGACGCTCGGTGGCCGGCACGCCGGACACCACCACACCGGCCGGCGGCAGCACGCCGGCAGCGGCCGGCACGGCGTCGCTGTACTGCTTGCGCAGCGACTTGGCGCGGTAGCTCCATTCGCGTGCCGGGTGCGACTGGTCGGACGCATCGCCGGCCATGCTCACCGGCGTGTCGTTGGCGTGGCGAGTGGCTTCCTGGTCGGCCAGCAACGAGGCAGCCAGCATGGCCACCGCGTGGCGATGCTCAAGCGGCACGGTATCGACCGCGTCGGTCACTTCGTGCGCGCCGGTAAAGGTCAGCCGCACGTTGTGGCCGGCCGTGATGGCATCCACCAGGCCGATCGCTTCGCCGGTCGGCGTGCCGTAGGTGCCGTACTGGTCCGCCGCGAGCGTGAGGCGCGGAAAGCTGCCCACCGGGTACTCGACATCGAGCAGGCGCGACGCCAGCGCCACCCACCCCGTGGGCAGCGGCAGCGTATGGCCGCCCGTGGCCGTCACATCTTCGACGCGCGACCGGGGGCGATCCTTGCTGTAAGTGGCCAGCGCAGACGCAAACGCCCTGTCGCGCGCCGCGTCGTCAAACGAGGCGCCCGGCAGGGCATCGGCAATCAGGGCATGGAAGTCGGTACGCATGCCCGCATCGTCGCGCGCGCGCGACTATCGGTACATGCTGAACGCGGACGGCGGGGAATGAAAAAGCCCCCTAGGCGGCTGGGTGGTGAGCAGATAAGTATTACTGTCGCGACAAATTCCAAAAGTTCGGGCGTCCGAGCAGTACGTCCGCTGCACCGCCAGCGGCACCAAAACGAACATCGACGCGAAATTGCAATGCGGTGATGGTCGCCCCAGCCGGCAAGGCGGCGGCGAGCGTGCGCTGTATGCCACCTACAAAACCGGCCCCGTAGGCCGCATCGGCTGCACTATTACGCAGAGCCTGGTTGTAGTTGATCGAACCACCGTCAACCTGCGCCTGGATAAAAAGATTGGCCGCGGTGAGGTTGGTGTGTGACGAAATCCGGATGTCGCCCAGCGCCTGAAGAACTTCTCCCGGCGATACGCCCTGAGTGATGTTCCCGGTATTCCGAAACGTCCAACGATCATTCGCCGCAGCGCCGCTGATCTGCAAACGCTGATCGCTGCCGATTCCGTCAGCGCGCGCAACCAGTGAGCACGCGCACGCGCCCGTCCCTGCGACGGCGTGATCAACTTCAAAGCCTGCTGCGACGTTGCCTGTCGGCGCGGTTCCGCCGCCAGTCGCGGTTTTCCCGCCCGACGTTCCAGACAGGATCGGCGACGGCAGCAGTTGGTTGGATGCGTTGTTCGTCGGATACGCATCGCCAGCAAACGAAACCATCCGCGCACGGCCCGGATACAGCCCTGCGAGTCGCGCCGCGATGGCCGCGCCGACCTTGACCGCGCCCGCGTTGTTCCAGTGCACGGCGCCGTCGAGCAGGCCAGCCGCGGCGACGAACTGCGTACTGGACGGATCGATGATCGCATCGACGGCCCGCTCGACCACGATCAGGTTGCGGCGCACGGATTGTTGCGCTGCCGCCCACCGATTAACCTGCAGTGCGTAACTCACCTTGTCAGCGTCGATGAAACTGCGCGGCGTGATCGGGATGTAAATGAGGGGCTTGTCGGAGAGCGCATCGAAGACCTGCCCCAGTCCAGCAATCGTTTGCTCGCCAGTGCGCAGGTCGCCCCAGATGTCGTTCGTCCCGAGGCTCAGAAAACGCAGGTCGCAATCGACGGCGCGAATCTCTGCCATCCTGGTCAGCACGTCATCGGTCGAATCCCCGATAACGGCCTGATCCGCCCCCGGCACCCAGTCCCACGCCTGCCCCAGCACCATGTTTGCGTGGTTTAGGGCGCCGTAGCCGACCAGTGAATTCTCTGTTGCGGTCGTCAGGAACGTCCGGTCAAGTTGGGAGTCGCCCCCCACCATTGCAACCGGCGGTGCCGCTGATGCATAAGCGCCTATGCCCGCACCGGCCGCCCCCACCATCGCAGCGGCCTGCCGCGCCCCCATCCGCGGACTGAGCCGACCAAATACATCCAGCCCGCTCACGGCTTCACCTCATAGCCGCCGGCGGTGACCTTCGATGCTGCGCTCGCGCCCATTGCCTGCAGCTTCACGCCCTGGAAGTCGGTGATGTTCAGGCCGAGGTGCGCCCAGTTGCCCGCGGCCAGCGTGCTGAGAACGGTGCGGGCGGGGGCAAAGACCAGGTCGCCTTCGACCATCAGGCTCGCCGGGGTGATGTCGCGCCACGGGGCGGCTTCGGATACGCGGGCGAGCACGCGGAAGTCGGTGAAGGCGGCGCTGCCGGTGTTCTCGATGTCCAGGTGCAGCACGTCGAGCTGGGCGACATCGAAGGTGGCGATGTCCTGCAGCGACGCGGACAGCGCCTGATTTACGGACGGGAATTGGGTCTTGAGTTGCACGGCGTGCCTCCGGTGAGGTGCCGGGGCCCCGCGGGGTGCGGCCGATGCCGCACCCCGAGCGTGCCACGGTCACGAGAATTGTTCGAAGGCCGTTGCGGGAGGGCTCCCCATGCACCCGGCAGCGCGGCACGGCCTACACCGCGCCGCCAGGGCATGGATCACTGCGCCTGGTCGTATGCCTTACGCCACCACGTGCTTGCGCATGCCGCGGAAGTCGAGCACGGTGCCGCCGTAGATGTGGCGGATCTTGTAGGTCAGCTTGTCGTTGCTGAACATCGAGCCGACGTTGGGCATGTCCTGCACGAACAGGTCGGGCGTCTCCTGGCCGTCGAGGAAGCCGATTTCGATGGTCGGGCACTTCATCGGGTCGGCGACCATCGCCCAGTCGTTCGCGTCGGTCCAGTAGTTGATCGGCAGGACGAACGGGTTCAGCGTCTGGACGTAGGTCTTGTCGTTGTTGGTGCCGCGCACGAACAGGTTGAAGGCCGCTTCCTGCAGCTCGAACGGTACGAGCAGCGTGGCCGGCCCGCAGTTGATCTTCTTGCCGCTGCCGGCGCGGGTCTGATTCACCATCGCGAGGCGCGCGGCCGCGGCACTGGTGGCGTCCAGCGCGGTGGTGCCCAGGTTGTTGTGGGACGCGTGGAACAGCGCCACGCCGTCGTAGACGGTCGGGTTCGTGCGGATGAAGTCGAACACGAACTCGTACAGCGTCTGCAGCGCGGCGGCGCTCAGCTCCTGCGGGATGCGACGCAGCGCGCCGACATCGTCGTTGCGGATCGCCTCCAGCGTCACGTCTTCGGTGCCGCCGCGCTTGGTGACGGCGTAGCTCGCCTTCTCATCGCTGGGCGTGGTCAGCGCCGCATAGCCCGCAGCCTGATTCACGGCCGGCAGGTTGCCGTAACCGCCGATGCGCGTGATCTCATTGCTGCGGAAGTCGAAACGCGGCACCACGTCGCACACGCGGCGCCAGCCCTGCAGGTCGGTGTCGCCCTCGTAGGCACGCACGAGGCTGCGGCGCATCGAATCGCCCAGCACGTTCGCGAAGGTGGTGGTGCTCACCGATTCAACGAAGCGGCTGCCAGCCGCCTCACGCAGGCGCGACATGTCGCAATCTTCCACATCGCCGGTCACACGGCGATCGCCGGTGATCTCGATGTAGCACTCCTTGAACGACTGCACGCTGCGGTGATTCTTGTGGCTGCGGTCGAAGAAGGCGTCGAGCATGTCGGCGATGAGCACGCTGCGGTCGCCCACTTCCACCGAGTTGAACGGGATGATGGGCTTGCCGGATTCGGTGAAGCGGCCGAGATACTGGGTTTCGGCTTCGATCGCGGTGGTCACGTCGGCCTCGACGAAGCGCTCGCGCGCTGCGAAGTCGGCGATGAGCTTGTCCTTCGCCGGCTGCGGCAGCTTGCTGGCGCCGATGGTGGCGCGGGCGGTGGCGCGGGCCTCGATCATGCGCACCTGCTCGGCCAGCTGCTCGGGCGTGACGCCCGACGCGGTCGGCGCGGGCTTCGTGGCTTCGGTGTAGCGGGCCAGCACGACATCTTCCGGCGTGTCGTCGGTAATGTCCGCGGCGAGGTCCGGGCGCTTGGCGCGGATGGCTTCGATCATGCGGGTACGCATAGTGTCGTGCTCCTGTGATTGCTTTGCTTCGACCATGCGGATCAGTTCGCCGCCGGCGCCCGGCTCGACGATCAGATCCACGGAATTGATTGCCTTGAACTTCGTGGCTTCGCGAAAACGCTTGCCGCCGCGCGTGACCTTCTTCGCGTCGCAGTAGGCGTCGATGCTGAAACCGAAGAGGCCGGAAAGGCCGCGGGAGTGCGCCTCGCGGAATCGCACGGCGATGGCGCCTTCAGGCTCGATGAGCCGCACGATGGCCTGTATCTCGCCGGCCTCGGGCGAGGCGCCCTCGACGAAGCGCGGCGCAGTGAGGCCACCGATGAGCTTGTTCACATCCTTGCCGCTGCCCTTGATGTGCTCGTCGTCGCTCTTCACGAACACGCGGGCACCTTCGAACATCGGCGCGGCCTCGCGCAGCACCGCGGCCGGGTAGACGTTGCCGTTGGCGGACTCGCCGGCGCGGATGACGCGGATCAGCCACTCACCCTTGTCGGCGGCGGCCTCGATCACGCGGCCGACATCGACCGACTCGACCACGCGCACCGGCACGTGCTGCTGCACCACTTCTTCCGGGGCGCCGAGCTGCACGGTGTTGTCGTCGTTGATGGCGTAGGGGTAGGCCTTGAGCCGCCCGCCCTCGTCACATACCACGACGCGGTCGGCGTACCAGGCGACGATGTCCGCCCAGTCGCGGCCGTTGGCCTTGGCCACCGCAGCGCGCACCAGGTCGAAACGGGCGCGCAGCTCGCCGGCCGCCGCTTCAACCAGGCGCAGACCGCGCAGGCCCTCGGGCGGGATGGTCTTCACTTCGCCGATTCCTTCAGCGCGCCCTCGAACTTCTGGCCGTCTTCGGTCACGACGACAACGCGGCCGTCTTCATAGACCTTGTGCGACAGCACTTCCTCGGCCTTCACCGCCACCATCTTGTCCGGCTGCGGCTTGCCGTCTTCGTCCGGCGGCTGCGGCACCGCGCGCTTCACCAGCGCGGCGGCCTGCTTCGCAGTCAGTTCGGGCTTGGCTGCCTCAGCGGCCGGCGGGGTGGACTTCGGGTCCGATGCACTCATGGGTGGCACTCCATCGCGGTTTGAAAAGCGAACGGGTGCCAGTGTGGGCAGGGGCGAAACGGGCGTACATGCTGAACGCGTTCAGCAGCAGCGAGGGGAAGGCGGGCGGGGGATTAAAGCGGCGGGTCAGGCTATCACAGCCTTGACTGGCCCGGCGCTGACCATCGGATCGAGGCAGCGGCGAGCGATGGCTGGCGCCTGTCGTCTGCGGATTTCAAGCGCGCCCAGGCGTATCGCGACAGCCCGCTTCGACAAAGAAATGTCGTAGTGGGGCCTGCGCGTGATGGGCGGCCCCTGATACCAGCGCCGGGACACGCCGATCTTATCCGCCATTGCGTGCAGCTCGTCCAAGGTGTCGGCAACCATGTGGCACATCACCATGCGGCCATAGCGCGCACGCATGTCATCGACGTAGACCGGCATCAATCGTCATCCGCGGGCCGGTACAGCGCCACGCATCCGCAGTTGGCAGTCTCTTTCACGGGCGCCTTCGGGTCGCGCGGGTACATCATCTTCACCTGGCCGCCATTGAGCCTGAACGGCTTGTCGAAGCGCACGCGCTGGCCGTCGATGATCACGTGGTTCTGGCGCGGTGCGAGCTTGCCGCTCTTGCGCCAGGTCTTCCAGCTCACCAGGCCGAACAGGTCGAAGTACTTCTGCGCCTGCGCCTGCGCGCCGGCGCTGTAGGCGCGCATGACTTCGGTGCTGACGATGGTGGCGGCGCGGTCGATGCCACCATCCAGCCGGGCTGAAACCTTTTTCATGGCATCGAACGGCGACTGCGTGCCGATGATGACCAGGCCGAGTTCCTGATTCACGCGGTTGGCCATGTCGAGCGTGATGTCGCGCACCTTGCTGGTCAGGAACACGCGCATGCCTTCGAGCTGAGCGGTGCTCACGGTCGGCAGCACGACGCCGGCGCGGACCTGTAGCGAGGTGGCCACCGCTTCGGATGCAGCGGCGATGGTGGTGACCTGCGACGCACCGGCCGCGGACGCGGCGGTGTCGCCGTAGGCCTGCAGCGTGCGGCGCACGCTGGCTTCGAGCTGGGGCAGGTACCAGGCCTGCCACTCGCTGGGCTGCGCAAGCAGCGTGGCGCTGATGTCGGCGGCAGCGAGCGCGAGCAGCCGGCGGATTTCAGCCTCGGTGTCGGCGACGATGCGCGTCAGCTCGCGCAGCGCGTCTTTCTCGTCGTCGTTCATTCCGCGTCATCGGCGGGCGGGGTCTGCTGCGCGGGGTTGCCGCCGGCGGGCGGCGATATCGGCTCGCGATAGAAATCCTCTTCCTGCCGGCGCTTCGCTTCGTCATTCTGGCGCTTTTCGCGTTCGGCGCGGGCGGCCTTCAGCTCCTCGGCTGCATCGAACTCGACGCCCAGACGACCCGCGATCTGCTGAACCAGCGCGACGCTGGTCTCCTCGGTGATCAGGCCGCGGTCCGTCGCGAGGATGACGCTGGCCACCACCTGCTGCATGGCCGCCGCCCACTTCGTGGTGTCGCGCGCGGTGAGTTCCGGGAACACGGCCTCGCACTGCGTCTGCGGATCGTTCCAGCGCGGTTCGACGGCGCGGGCGCCCAGGTACTTGCGCAGCTGGTAGCGCCCCACGTTCTGCAGG